AGAACCATTGGTTGTCAGTGCTTGACCGTTAGTGCCATCGCCACCAGCTGCTGCTATAAGTGCAGCTGCAGTTACATCACCAAGGTTAGCGTAGCTTGAACCGTCATTGGTAAACTGCCACTTGTCAACGGACTCATCCCAACGAAGGACAACGTTAGTTGATGAACCACGTTCAACTTCAATTCCAGCATTGGTCGATGGTGCGGCAGTTACTCCAGAATTGAGAACTATAATATTATCTTCAACCGCCAAAGTTTCAGTATTAAGAGTAGTTGTAGTTCCATTTACAGTAAGGTTACCAGTGACAGTAAGATTGCCAGTTGCGGCAACATCAGCAAAAGTTACGTTGTCGGCTGTCCCTACAGCCTGACCAATGGAAAGTGTGTGTGTCGTACCTTCGCCAGTCGTTGCGGCTGTTGATGTAACACCCGTACCACCAGTAATTGTGGCTACATAATCACCAGTTGTTTTAGTCCCAAGAGCAACTGTGTTATCTGGCAGAGTTACTGTGCCAGTAAACGTTGGTGAGGCAAGGGGTGCCTTCAGATCCAAGGCAGTTTGCGTAGCCGTAGAAACTGGCTTGTTCGCATCTGTTGTATTGTCAACACTCCCAAGTCCTACCATTGTTGCTGTGACACCAGAAACAGTTCCCGTGAACGTTGGTGAAGCAAGGTTTGCCTTAAGGTTAAGGGCTGTTTGTCCAGCCGTTGACACAGGCTTATTGGCGTCAGAAGTATTATCGACGTTACTTAAGCCAACATCACCTTTAACCAAACCCGTAGGGGCGGTAATTGACGCGCCAGTTGGGATTGTTACTGTTCCCGTAAATGTTGGCGAAGCAAGCGGCGCCTTAAGGTCAAGGGCAGTTTGTCCAGCCGTTGACACAGGCTTGTTTGCATCTGTTGTGTTATCAACACTCCCAAGACCAACCATTGTTGCTGTAATTCCAGCAACCGTTCCTGTAAAAGTTGGGGAAGCAAGGTTTGCTTTTAAGTCAAGAGCGGTTTGTTGGGCAGTGGAAACTGGCTTGGCGGTGTCGGCAGTATTGTCAACGGAACCAAGTCCAACCATTGTTGACGTTATGCCAGAGACTGTGCCAGTAAATGTTGGCGAAGCAATCGGAGCCTTGAGTCCAAGACTCGTTGCGGTTGTGGTCGCAAAGTTTTCATCATCACCAAGCGCCGCTGCTAGTTCATTGAGAGTATTTAGGGCTGATGGTGCTGTATCAACAAGGTTGGCAACAGCGGTAGAAACAAATGCAGTAGTTGCGATTTTTGTATCGTTTGTTCCCGCATTTGCCGTTGGCGCTGTAGGTGTTCCTGTGAGCGCAGGCGACGCGAGAGGAGCAATAAGAGTTGTGTCTACGCTAAGAGTAACTGCACCGGAGGTGCCACCACCGCTAAGACCTGTACCAGCAGTAACTGATTCAATGTCTCCAGCATCGTTTGTAAAACTGATAACGCCAGTTGTAGAGTTGTAAGAAAGATCGCCAGAAGCGCTGATTGTTGCTCTTGCATTGGCTGTGAAATCTGAAACTTGCGAAGCAAGAATGCTAATCGCTGTGTTTGCAGCTGCTGTTAAGCGACCTTGAGCGTCTACGGTATAGTTTGGAACTGTACTGGCATTGCCATAGCTACCAGCCGTGACAGCTGTTGCATCAAGATTCAGAGTTACAGTATCAGTATCTGAAGTTACTGATGTTAAACCTGTACCACCAGTAATCGTTAAGGTGTCACCACTTGTTGTGGAGTTACCTGTTGTTATGGTCTTAACAGTGCCTGAATCTCCAGCAAGTTCAAAAGATCTTACGGCTGCATTTGTATAGGTTTGCGAGTTTGAGTATGCTGTTGAGGCGGCAGCAGAGGCTGCACCAAATGCGTCAAAAGTATTTGACGTAACTGCAATTGTCGGAGTTCCACCTTCGGCAGCAGCACCGCTGGTAAGCGTAATGCCAGTTCCGGCAACAAGTGACTCAACGTAATTTCCAATTGTGTCAGTTGATAAATTAACTGGGTCGTTAATCCAAGCGGAACCGTTGTAACGAAGGAAGTCACCGTTTGCTGGAGCAGAAAGAGTAACATCACCAAGATCATCAATTGAACCTATTGTTATTTCTGAACCGGCTACTGCTGAGTAAACTCCAACTCTTACTGAGTTAGAAGAAGGAGCTGCAGAGAAATCAAGTGTTACATCACTGGTCGTTGTAGCTTCCCAACGGACTTCGATTACCTCATAAGGGCTTGCGGCATTACGTGCGACCACGACAACATCACGAGTACCAAGATTGTGCTGAAGAGTGAATGATGTTGCCGATCCGTCACCGATTGTTTCAACATGTGTTGTTCCAGCTAAACCAGTGTCTGATCCAGGAGCAAATTTTGTTCCATCAAATTTTAATACTTGGTTTGTAGTTGCACCAGTTGTATCAATCTCAATTCCATCAACAAAAAAAGTTGAAACATTGGCCTGAGTGGTTTCAATGGTAGAAGGAAGAGATAATGTATAAACTCCAGAAGTGGCGTTAGCGCTTACAGAAACCTGGTTAGCAGTACCTACAACATTTGATATTAAATTAAGTCCGAATTATTGCATTTGCTGTGCTGTTCTTGTAAAAAAGTTTTCCATCAGCTACGTTTATAGCCAGTTCACCTAAAGCCAGTGAATCCGGGATCTGAGTTGATGTATCGGATCTTTTAAGTAAAAGTGTATTATTGACGCCAAAAATTGAACCGCTAAAAGCCATGGTTGCCTCTCATGTTATTGATGCTTAATATCTTATCATATAGTAAGGATGAGATTATAATTATGTAACTCAGATAAACGTTTTTTGCATACTTACTTAAATTCTTCTCCAGTCCTGTAATCAAATCCAATTGCCTTTAAATACTCAATATAGCTTTCTTCATCTTTAGCGGCTAACGGACCATATTCTAAACCCCTTAAAATATTGTTATAATAACCTCCATAATTACCTAAATTGCCCACAGATGATCCATGTTTTCGTACATTGGCATCTAAATTAATCGGATTTCTCCAATTATTGGCACCTGCGCCTTCAAAATATTCTTTAGTTTTACCTAAATGCCATAAAACATTTTCTTTAACAGAAAATATTCTAAAATCATTTGTCCAAGCTCTGAGACCTGTTGTATGCTCTTCGCCAAAAAAAAGTATTCTTGGATCTGGCATAATTTGTTTGTAAAAATCACTTGTACTAAAAATAAAGTGTCCAGATACAAAATGTGTTTCTGCATACTCTTTTCCGGTTCCAGGGATCAGTGTTTATTGTATTTATAAAATTATCTATTTTATTTTTAAATTTATCATCTGCATAAACTGCAGGGAACTCAGCCCACATACTCCATGGATATGGATCATCTAAATGATAAGTCTCTACCCCTTCATGATTTTTTTCAAACCATGGAGTTCTTCCAGATATAATTATTTTATAACAATATGTTTCAGATATTAAATTATGATAATACTTTAATTTTTTATCCCAATCTTTTTTAAACCTCATATGAGCATCAACTCGCATAACGTAATGCTCGTCTAACATAAGCCATGATGCGATTAGCCAAGCCAAGCCTAATCCAAGACCATATGGAAGCGCTAAATTTGCCGTTCTCACATTTGGAAATGCAGAAAAATCTTCAAAATTATTATCTAATTTTTGATTACAAATGCCGACATATACATCTTCAGGCTTTTCTGCTTCCTTATATATGCTTTTTATAGTGTTTAAAAGATCTTCTTCTTCAAAAGAAGCAATCGCAATAAATATTTTTTCATTGCTCACTTATGAATCCAGTCTTACCATTTATCAAGCGGGCATTTTGCTGCTTCTAGTTTTGTTTTAAGTTTCATAAAACAACCGCACTTTTTGCATTGTTGTGTTAATCTGATCAGTTCCGGACATTCTTCGCAAATTAAAAATCTTCTTTTAGCTTCTTCTTCTGTAGCCTTTGGGGTGTTGGGATCAAACACATCCCAAGGACGAGTAGTGCCTAACTTTTTTTTATACTCTTGCCAAGCATTCGTCATTAAAAAACTACTCCGCTGGTTCTGTAAAACTTTCGCCATCGTATGTCCAACCTTCTTTAACAGAAAGTTTTTGTTCACTAGATAGCCTAATTACTTTTGGATCAGATGATAAAGCCGCAATCGCTTGCTCAACAATCGATTGTATTGGTATCTTTAACGCTACTTCTCCATCAACAACAAAAACAAAAAATTCATATTCTTCTGGTAATTGATATGGATTTGGTGGCAAGTTGGGTGTATCACTCATAATTCTCCTAAATTATTATGGACATGCTGGGCCAGTACAGTATAGCAATACTGGAGGACAATTACAACCCGCGCAACCTGCAGGTGCGCAAGTGTAGAATTGATACCAACCAAAACAGTTGCCACCGCCGCCTACTGCTGCACAACCTGCGTTTGCTGCTGACCCTTGGCTACTTGCTACGCAACTCGTGCACGCCCCAGGGAAAGACGGAGGGAAGAATGGAGGGAAGAATGGCGGGAAGAATGGTGGAAAGAATGGTGGAAAGAAAGGCGGGAAGAATGGTGGGAAGAAAGGAGGGAAGAAAGGAGGAAAGAATGGAGGGAAGAATGGAGGGAAGAATGGAGGGAAGAATGGAGGGAAATATGGACTATTAATAACGTAATCTATAGCTGTATTCAAAGGAACAACAGAAGTGTCCGTTAATGCTGTTGCTACTGTGTCTAGTGTGGTTCCAGTATTTACTGTCCCAGCTTCACCTGGTAATTCAGTTACGTTTCCAACGGTAAATCCAGCCGCAGTAATTGTTGTATTAGCAGTATCTTTATCTATTCCGAGCAGCTATAGTAGGTTTGGGAGCTTTTCTTGCCCCCTTTGAATTTCCTAATGGAATTGTCATAAAATTACGCCTTTAAATCGCCCAATACCACCCAAGTATTTCCTTCTAATCTAACTAGTGTAGCACCTGACCACTGAGCGCGCAATTTAAGACCAGGAGTTGCATTAACAGTTACTCCGGAACCTGCTATGAATGTTACTTCGCCAGTATTTTTTCTTAAAATATCTATTCTATCTCCAACGGATAAAATATTAGGTACAGTTACTTCTGTATTGGAGGCAGAATCAATAGTTACCAATTTTGCTAAATCTGTAGCTTGTAAAGTGTAGCTTGCAGTTTGTGCATTGATCGTTGAATTAAATCCTGCCGTAGCTGGTCCTGTTGCAAGCATTGTTTCTGCAACGGTTCCTGCTGGAAGAGTAACTGTGCCCGTAAATGTGGGTGAAGCAATATTTGCTTTAAGGTCTAGGGCGGTTTGTGTTGCAGTAGAAACTGGCTTATTAGCGTCAGAAATATTGTCTACGTTGTCTAGACCAACCATAGTTTTGGTAATGCCTGAAACCGTTCCAGTAAATGTTGGAGAAGCGATATTAGCTTTCAGGCCAATACTTGTTGCAGTTGTAGTTGCAAAGTTTTCGTCATCTCCAAGCGCTTGAGATAATTCATTAAGAGTATTTAGGGCTGCTGGAGCTGTATCAACTAAATTTGCTACTGCTGTAGAAACAAATTCGGTAGTTGCAACTTGTGTTGTATTTGTTCCTACTGTGGCAGTTGGCGCTAAAGGTGTTCCGGTTAATGTTGGCGAATTTGTTTTTGCCATTTCAACCCATGCGCCACCATGAGCATAATACATTAACCCAGTTGCATGACTGTGGGCTATTGCGCCATGGCTAGTAGAAGCTGTGGGAAAAGCTGCTTCGTTTGCATAATAAAATGGAATCATACTGCCTGTATTGTTTGGCGTATTTATTACGCCAGTGAAAGTCGCGCCCGTAAGTGGCGCAACAACTGTCGTATCTACCGCAACAGTTGGTGTTGTGCCTTCACCAGAGTTATTAGAAAGAGTGATGCCAGCTCCCGCAACTAGAGATGCTACGTAATTGCCTGTTGTGTCTGTGCCTAGGTCGATTGCGTCGTTAACCCATGCTGAACCATTCCACTTCAAGAATTGTCCTGATGAAGCACTTGTTATAGTTACATCGCCAACGTCATCAAAAGTATTGATTGTAGGGACTGAGGAGTTGACCCAAGCAGAACCGTTATACTTAAGGAATTGGTCTGTAGCATTGCCAGTGATCGTAACATCACCAACATCATCAAGATTATTAATTGTAGGAATTGATGAATTAATCCAAGTATTTCCGTCATATTTCAAGAATTGACCAGTTGCATTACCACTGATAAGAACATCACTCATATCAGTTGAGATACTAGCTTCTCTATTAATCCATTTACTTCCATTGTAAAAAAATGAATCACCACTTGTTGGTGAATTTATCATTACATCGCCAGTGAGGTTGTCTAATCTACCAGTTATAATCACCGCAGTGCTTTGCACTGATCCGTAAACAGTAATATTCATTTCATCTGTAGCTGGTGGACTAGTGAAATTTACCGTTACATGATTATTAGAAAAAGCGCCTACACCATTAGTCGTACTCCATCTGGTTTGGATTACCTCATAAGTTATATTGCTTGTTACTGTCACAACAACGTTTGCTGTACTCAGCCCATGAAAGAGGGTAAAAGTTTTGCTAGTACCATCTCCTTTTGTAAAAGATGATGATGTTCCAGCAGGTGATTCTGGCACTATAGAGTTTATCCACTTTGATGAAGATGAATCGTATATAAGGACTTGTCCATTTAAAACATTGCTTGTTAATACATCTGAAATTTTATCAATACTTAAATTATCATTCACCCAAATTGAACCATTGTATAATAAAACATTATTCACAACAGCGTTTGATAATGTAACTCCAGATAAATCATCTAATGTTCTATTATTAATATATGTTACTGCATTTGAATATGCTGTGTTTCCAACACCGTCAGCGTAGGTGCTTACGCTTGCTGCGGAGTTTGCTATATTGGAAACCATGTTTGTCGTATAGGAATCTGCCACCTTAATGACTGGCGTCATTCCTTCACCGGAATTATCAGTTATAGTTATACCAGTACCAGAAACTAAGTTTGCTACATATTGACCTGTTGTATCTGCACCAAGGGCAACTGCATTACTTACTATTGTTGTTGTAACTGTTACATTTGCGCTTCCATCAAGCCAAAATTCACCAGTTACATCGCCATCTAAAGTAATTTTTCTTTGGTCAGCCCAAACTAATGCGCTACTTGCCGCACCTATTACACTGCCGGTATGCGTTCCAGTAGTATTGCCAACTACGTTTCCGGTTACGTCCCCAACTACGTTACCTGTTACATTTCCGGCTATGTTACCCGTTACATTTCCGGTTACATTTCCAACTATAGAAGACGTTACTTGATTAAATACAACATTTGCATCGGTTGCAATTGATTGAGGTAGAGATATAGTCGGTACTGAAGCTTCTCCTGAATTATTGGTAATTATGATGCCAGTGCCCGCTGCTAAATGATCTACGTAATCACCAATCGTATCTGTAGATAAATTAATTGCATCGTTGGCCCAAACTGAACCATTGTATCTAAAAAAATCACCATTGGCCGGTGAAGAAAGAGTAACGTCTGTTAAATCATCTATTGATGCACTTAATGCTACTGTAGGAGTAGCAGTTTCTCCGGAATTATTAGAAAGAGATATGCCAAGACCAGCAACCAAAGAAGAAACATAATCACCAGTAGTATCAGCGCCAAGAGATACTGAATTTGTTGCTACAGTTGCGGTAAGAATTACATCTGCAGAACCATCTATAGAAACGTTTCCAGTTAAATCCCCAGCTAAAGTAATTTTTCTACTATTCGTCCATTTCGCTGCTGATCCACCGTACGTGTTGGCTGACAAAACTTCAACACCATTTATTTTGTAAACTTTTCCAGAAAGTAAATCGATATCTTCAGATGAAGTCCAAGATCCAGTACCGTTAATCCAATTAAATGTTTTATCAGTTTCACCTTTTAAAGTTATGCCACCACCGCTTGCATTGGCGTTGGTCGTTATACCAGACCCAAGTTCAATATTTTTATCTTCGACAACAATTGATTCAGTGTTGATTGTTACGATTGCACCATTAACTATTAAATTACCATCGACTACTAGATTGCCAGATACTTGAAAGCTATCTTCTGTTGTGATCTGAGTGTTTGATGCTTGCAATACGCTTAAAGACGAACCAACTATTGCACCGTTACTATTTCTAAAATAAAATATCCCATCAACAGGATCGATTGCTATCTGATTACTAAGAATACTTGGGATGGCCACTATAAAACCTTTCTTTTTATTTAGAAGGTTCCGCCGTCAAACGTTATACCATCTATAGATCCACCAGTAATGGAGATATTATCTGAATTTTGTACAGCTATAGTTCCAAGACCAAGAGTTGTTCTTCCAGCTGCTGCGTCTATATCATCTACAAGCGATCTACCAAAAGAGGTAAATGTCGCAAGAGCTGCAGTCCCAGAACCTGTAAAATACGGCATCTTATCTGCAGCTGAGGTCAATCCAGCCAAAGCGTCTAATTCACCATCATAAGCTTGAACATCTACACCTATTACTAAGCCAAGATTTGTTCTTGCTGCCGAAGCTGAAGTTGCCCCAGTTCCACCATGAGTAATTGCTATAGTCCCTGCGTTCCACGTTCCCGTGACAACAGTACCCAATGCTGTGAGTGAGGAGTTAACCACCCCTGAACCAAGAGTAGTGCTTGAAAGAACAGTTACACCGTCAATTATATATGATTTACCGTTAGCGATGTTGATATGCTCGGAAGCTGTCCATGCATCTGTAGCATCAACCCAGTTCCAAGTTTTATCAGTGGCACCCTTGACGGTTAAACCTGCTCCATCTGCTGATGCATCCGTGGGAGAATCAGTGCTGGCTAATTCAATATTTTTATCATCAACAGTAAGTGTAGTTGAATTAATTGCCGTAAGCGTTCCGTTAACAGTTAAGTTTCCACCAACTACTAAGTTATCGGCAACGTTTACATTTGCTGGTAAGCTTAAGGTTACGGCTCCACTAGAAGCAGATACGGCTATTTCGTTCGTAGTACCAGCAAGTGAAACAACGCCAGTGTTAGTGATTGTAAACGTTCCACCTTCAACGCTCGTATTTGAAACTGATATACCAGTTGCTGCGCCAACTGAGCCAACGTAGTTTCCATTAGTGTTGGTTCCAAGATCTATGAGGACACTTGCATTAGCAGCAGCTGTTAGTCTACCTTGTGCATCAACCGTAAATGTTGGTATAGAACTTGCGCTACCATAAGAACCAGCTGAAACAGCTGTTGAATCAAGATTTAATGTTATCGTATCTGTTGCAGCGGCTACTGATGTTAAACCAGTTCCACCGGTAATTGTTAGGGTATCTGTTCCAGAGGTAATTGTTTGGGTTGATCCAGAATCACCAGCGACAGTAAATGAAGTTGCTACCGCTGATACGTTTGCATTAACATTAGATATTAAACTGTCAACATACGCCTTTGTTGTTGCATGCGTATTCGCAGATGGTGTCGGAACAACAATGGTGCCAGAGAATGTTTTATTACCAGTTACAGTTTGCTCTGTCCCAAGGGTTGCATAAGAGCCGTATCCACCGATCGCTATGACGCTTGTTGCGGCTCCACCAGCTCCACCGGTACCGGTTCCATAATAAAGGGTATTATCCGCTTCGTTAAAAGCTAATTCTGCGTTTTGTAAAGTTAAACCATCAACGCCAACTGCGCCAGATGAAGACCTTCTTTTAATCCTTAATGTATTAGCCATTTAAAAATTTCCTCCATCGACAAGGTTTGACTCAGCGTAGTTTACCCATTCTGAACCGTTATAACGTAAAACTTGACCTGTAGCTACCGAGTTTATAGTAACATCTGTAAGTCCATTTAAAACTGATTGATCAGCAATTAATGTTTCTGCCTCAATAACTCTATCTTTTAAAGTTAAATGTGATCCATGAGGGTTAATGCCTAATGTTGTTTGGATTGCTTCTACGGCATCGTTTAAGTTTGCATGCTGGGTATGATGGGGTACCGTATTAGAGTTTAACTTATCGGTTGCTGTTGGATTAATTAAAACATCTAATTGAGTTGGATAATTTGTAGCCATATGTGTCCTTATATAGTAATGATTTTTGTTGAAGTGTTATCCCATTGAATTGATAAAGCTATTGATTCTGAAGTTTGAGCAAAGGGTAAACCCTCTGAAGTATCTATAAAAGAAATTAATCTAGAATTTTCATCCGTGCTTCCAGTTTGGTATAGAACAATTGCCTGAAAAGACAAACCATCATAGGTTATTGCTATATCATCTGCGTCTAACACACCAAGGGTAGTAGATACATTGCCCAATGTCGGACTAGTGTGAACTCTTGCATTAGCAGGTATGTCTGATAAAAATTGATTTGTATCTTGGTTTGCAGAATACTTTGATGTGTCAATAAATACAACTTTTAAATTTGTTGAATCTATATCAATTTGGCCATTTAACATTCCTTCTTTTGCTTTTTTATATATAAAGTTAGCCATATTATATCCCAACATCTTTTGAAACTGTTATCCTATATTTATATCCTTTTTCAAAATATTGTTTTCCATCGGTGTAATAGGATGGAGTTGCATCATTTAAGGATGGAAAATCTAAATAAACTTCAGGTTTCCAAGAGTGCATTTGAACTAACGTTGATATATTTTCCCAACGAGATGGTGATTTTTGTATTTTTTTTCTTTGAGCTCTAAAATATTTATTTGTTAAAAAATTACTAGCTGGTCTAGCATTAAATGTTATTACAGATCTTCCAAAATTATTATCATTAGCAATATAAAAATCACCATTTTTTGGTTTTACTGAATCAATATAAAAATCAGGATTTTTGGCTATAATTTGATAACTAGTATAAACTTCAGATAAGACTGAATTATCTTCTACTAAAAGTTCTTCTATTACAGGAACAACTGAAGTCGAAAAACCAGAAGGGGTTGCAGAATCTTGTTTGGTAAAAGCTATATATTCTTCTGGCACAACCTCATTAGCCGCGTCAAGTAAGCCGACTAATCTAATGTAATATTCTTGACCAGAAACTAAAACTTTATCCCAATAAAGAGTAATGGTTCTGGCTATTGTATTATAATCTGCTATTGTATTAATGGTCTTAAAAGGATTGGTTACAAGAGTCGGAGTTGCCGCTGAGGTTTGAACAATAAATTTAGCATTAGTTATAGAACTAATTTTTATAGTTCTACCAAATTTCAATTTTACCTTATCGGGACCAACTGAGGCGTAATCTATTAAATTTAACGGCACGAATTATCTCCTAAAAATTCTTATATCTATCTAGTAACAAGCTTTAGATAAAAAAATAAGGGGCAGCTTTTCAGCCGCCCCT